CTCGCGCCTTGCCAAACCCTGACAAGTGGGGGCACGAACTCTGCGGCCTACATGCGTGTGGCTAGTACGCATCAAAGTAGAAAGCTTCTAGTTCGGGGATGTTAACAACATCATAAAGGGACCTAATGCCCTTTATCCTTGCCTCAATGCACTCGACATCTAGGTGCGATAGGGAAAATCTTTCAGAAAGATAGGCCATATAAGCTTCACGATCATCAAAGTTTCCCCACTGCCGGGCTTCATCAGCGTAATAATTGTACTCAGTGGCTTTGCCTTTGATACCCAGGTTCATCAACTTGCGGGCGTAAACCTCCCAAATTGGTAGTCCCTTAGACCAGGCGAGAAGACATGAGCCTTTTGAATAGCACAATTCACGTGCCACCCGTAAGGCTTTGTCACCCGAAAGGTTCTTGGGCATCCTGGTAGACCAAGGCATGGTCTGAATGACACGGGATGGAATCCGAGTCAATCGATAACCGCCACTAGCATTGATGAAGAAATGGTTGGAAATAAAGTCAAGCTGAGTCAAGTCGCCGAACTTGACAAACTTAGCTATAAATCCCAAAGTCCCGGTGCAGGTCTCGTCATTTGCTTTAGCAAACACTTTTGCAACCTGCTCCCGAAACTTCACGCCATCCTCTTCTTCAACGCAGCACAATGCATCATCACCTTTAGCGGTGGCGAAACCTCCTTCAATTCCTGCTCTGAACATGCAAAACTTTTGGAGGGCCAGCATGATCATAGAATTTGAGAAGGTTGTCCAACCATCGCCTGAAGCGCGTCCTAGTGCCTCGTACTTGACGGCACCTCTTCCAACAGATATGGAGAGCTTGTATGACGCCTCAAGTGCACTCTTTATCCAAGATGCATCTAGTTGTGGATCTAGATAGCAATTAGGATGATTAAGAATGTCCAAAAGGAGCTTGTCAACGAGTCTTGAAGTGAATTCATTAACAGTAGTGTCAAATGCTGACCCATCCATCGCCTGCCATTGGGGTTTGTGGAATTTAGACTCCTCTTCCCCCAATGTGCTAGCGATTTCAGGCCAGTTTTTGTCACCACAATACCCTTTGATGTGTTTAGAGGCGAACTTTTCCACTGCATTAATGAATGCATTCGCCATCATCTTCTTCTCATCCGTGGGGCCACAAATCTGTCTCTCTTTGACTGTGTTCAAAGGCGTCTCTTTTAAAAATTCTTCGACCTCTGTGTACTGGAGCTCAACTTTTGGAAAAGCTTCGTACTCGAAGAATTTGGATTCACCGAAAAACACCGTATTGAAAGTCTGTTTCATTTTCTCACGGTAAGATATAGGATATTTTGTCAACCAATCATCAACATTAACGTCGATAGCTTCACCATCCAAAGCTTTGATGAAGGGTTCATGAACGGCCTTCTCCCACCAGGAAGCAAATTGCTTCTGGAGATCGGGATCGGGTCGTACCTTCAACATTGTGGTCCTTAGCAAGGCAGACATCTGGGTTCTGGGGCAGGCATGAATGACAGTAGGTTCCCTCATATTGTTATGCACTAAGAGGGGGCCTATCCTTAAGGCTCCCACGTCATCCTCCCTGTTGCAGATTGTGCCAGACAACTCACCTTGACTTACACAGCCGAATTCAGGGTCCCTGATTTGGATTTTGGGATCATGAAATCCCACCATTTTCTTCAGAGACAATCTGTCATCGTCACGTACACACGAGCTTTGTAGCGTCAAGTGCTCTCTTACCTATTGCTGATTTGCAGGCTTCTTGCAACACCAGTGCAGGGCGCTTAGGATTAGACCGGCTATACCGGCTATTAACCACAGAGACACGCTCTCAGATCCAGAATCTTGCCGAAGCATTCTTCCTTGGACAGGAGCCACCTTCTCAGGGGTTGCATGGTTGGCACCATATGCGATAGCGGCCAAACAGCAGAGTGTGAAACAAATTTTAAAGAAGCGCTTCCAGTCGATAGAACGACTGAAATCAACGACGGCACCCGTCATTGTTTCTTTAAATTTGGAAACCATCTGACTCCCGTTTACATGGGAGACTATAGTTCCAGCACACACACTGGCGTAATGGATGGCTATGACTACGGCGTCAGCCACTTCCTCAGCATCCTCAAGCCTTTGGGTCTTTTCAAGGGTTTCCTTGAAAGCCGTCCGTGTCAGTCGGACTACTTCCATAGGACTTACACGGCCCATGAACTTAGGGATCTCTTGGAGAATCCATTCAGGTCTCGCTGTATATTCCTTCTTGATCTTTGGAGCACCAAGAAGATACCAGCGATTAGTGCTGACTGATAGGGTGACTTTCCCATCTATCAACCTCACACTCTCCAGCTTCGTGTCGAGAGTGCGCCGTATGGACTCAACCAAATAGTTCCCAGTTTGCACTGTCTTCCTCAAAACAGTGTTCCCAAGAGGTTCGGTTGCGGCAGAATTTAAGGTGTCGAGGATCAACTCACGATTATTGGGAGGTTTAAAAACCGCCCACCTGTTATCCCAGTCCCACGTTGGCAAACCAGACATTGCTTTTGGAATGACAATTCCACGCATTAGTCTATAGGGTATGCTCCCATTGACTATTGTGTCGACAATAGTGAGTACCAGAGCTTTGCCATCTCGTAGTACATATTGCCAAGAATTGTCACCTGTCCGCAAAAACTGGTGCTGATATGGAACAGGGTTATCGTTGACAAAGCTGCGGACGCCATCCCGATTTATAATAAAATGGGACTCATCGTCTGCGGCAAAGCCCTCAAGCTTCCCGTTTCGGTAGCAATGATCGTAATCATTGCCAACAATGTACAGAGCAGACTTATGCAGTTGAGCTCTGACCACCAATTCATCCAGGACACCAGGGTAGTACCAGGAGTCGACTGCTACTACCGTGTCAAAGCGCCCTTGGCATTTGACACACTGTGTTGGGGAGATAGCATCTTTCCAAGATGCTACCCTTGCACACGTGTTTGGTGCTGGATAAGCAAAACCCCTCTGTTTCAGGTCCTGCTCCCACTTAGCGTGCCTATACTCATCCTGTGGACCCAACTTGGGGCAGATTGAGTGAACGCGCGCCGTCCAATTGGAGCCATCGGGCATATGATGCGTGGCAGTGCGCAACATATGACCTCCGACATCCAGAATGGAACCTTGGGTTGCAAGACCTTCAACAACCATTTGGTTAAAGTAACTCCTCGCCCAAGCACCCAAGGGATGACCGTGGGTTTGCCTGTTATTGAGGAAGAGATTCTTATCCAAATAGCCGAATTTGGTTTTGAGAATTTGGGTGGCTTGTTTTCCAAGAACGAAGTTGCAAGAAACCCTCAGAGGCTGTTGACCTCTGAAGGACGGGGCTGTAGCTTTACCAACGTTGAAGTTTTGCTCTTCAACCAGGTTGCTTACAAACTGAGCCATCTCACTTTTTAATTGATCCCGCGCGTCTTTAAGAGCATATCGCCTCGCCCTTTTGAAATGGTCATATTGGCTGCCACCGACCCCATCAGGGATTAGTTTGAGCTCAACAGGATCACTCCTGAGGCTAAAGACAAGCTCTCTAGCGGCGGGTTCTCCCTGTTTAAAAGAGGGAGTGTTCCTCTCCGACGCATTTTTGCGATTTCTGGGAGGGGAATCAATTAAACTGGGATTATCCCAGCCAGTTCTGAGAGCATCCAAATCAATAGTGGATTTTCTCTCGTCACGGAGTGAAAGGATCGATTGTTGCAAATCGAAAGTTTTCTCCTCTTCATCTGAACCTGCTTCAGATTTAGAGTAGTAGTTGTTCATTGTTGTATTGTTTTGTAGATAAATG